CTCTAAAGCCTAAATAAAGGGTATTCTTAGCTTTAGCTGCCTTAGTAATGGTGGTAAGTATGGTTTTTTCGGTTATTTTAGCCTCAAATCCCCTTGATTGGATCTTATTTTGGCTTATAGTGTCGTTAATGACAAAGGTATTAGAATCTACATTAATGGTGTCAGAATACGCATAAATACGCATATAATCGCTTACTATGCGTATAGTATCATGTACGGTAATTTGTACAGAATCATGTACAGTATCTGTAGCTATTATAACAAAAGGAATATCTTTTCCTTGTTTCCACCTGGTGGTCACTTTTGTTTGATACACAGTATCGGTCTTTACAGACTCAATAACAGCACTTGAGCTATGGCATGACTCATATAGCCACACCATAGCAAAGAAAGCAAGGATAATGATTAAATAGTCCTTAATAGTCCTCATTATTCAGCAGATTCAATAGCTTCTTCAACAATTGGTTCTGGAGTAGGCTCTGGTTGTGGAGGTACTGGTGGTACATAATCACCTGTGATTGTTACATCAATTTGAGTAGCTACCCAATTGTAAGCATAGTCATTTGTAGCCCAACCATTGTAATCTTCGCCTGTCATTGTTAAGTTACCTTGTTGTAATTGACTTTGAGTATTACTTAAAAGTGCATAGTAAAAAGTAGCAGCATCGCTTAGATTGTCATTAATACAATAAGCGTTAAGGATTGTTGCCGTTCCTAAGTTTAGTGGGAATACCACAGGTTGAATTGTTTTCATTTTTATTTATTTTCTAATTGTTTAATTCTTGCTTCTAATTCTTGTATTGCTTTAATATAAACTGCGTGCATTTGGTCATAGTTTATACCCATTTTACCTGTTGATGGTGTTGTAAATACTGCTTCTGGTATTATTGTTTCCATTTCTTGTGCTATGTTACCATTCTGTCTACCTTCGCCATAGTTTTTATATTCATCAATAAAATCAAACCATACAGGATTCATTTTTAGTATTTCATTTAAACCATAACCAATAGGTTTAATATTTTCTTTTACTGATATGTCCGAAACAGGTGCAGATAAATTACCACTTGAATCTGCTAAAACTGCTCTACTTCCTGTGCCTGCAAGTGTTGTTATTCCTAAAGTACCACTACTTGATAAGGTCATTTTAACACCACCATTATTCCAAGTAACTGAACCTGATGAGCCATAAAGAAAATTTAAAATAGAAGAAGAACCTCCTGAATATGGACCAAAATAATTCGCATATACACCTGATTCAATATCTGTGGCAGAAAATGATGTTGCAGCAATAGTACTTGAGAATGTAGCTGCTCCTGTGTTGCTTATTTGAAAATCAACAGTACCTGAATCAACTGCACCTGCATTTCCTAAAGATGGGTCGGTACCCGCATCAACCGACCTTATAATTGCAAAAGTAGTATTATTAAGCGCATTAGTAATCAGCCATCTTCTTGCTGCTGAAGTCCAAGAATTATCAGCGTTAAAAATTAATTTACCATAATCTCCATATCTATTTGAAGCATCAAAGTAATTAGAGTACCCTTTTAATCTTGTAAGAGAAAGAGATGATTGAGTATTTGCACCACCACCTATTGTTAAATCCCCACTAAACCTTCCTGTACCATTAACATCTAACTTGTATCCTGCATCGGTTCTTGTGCCACCTGTTTGTACTAATAAATTACCTGTACTAAATAATGTCATTGCTTGAGAATAACTTTCAGCACCAACATTTCCTGCAAATGTATAAAATGATAATCCACCACCTGCTGCATTTATAGTTGTTATTGCACCTCCACCAAATGTACTTGCATTATAAGTTAATTGAATACCTGTATTTGCACCTGTACCACTTGCTTCTCCACCAACTAAAGATATACGAGAAAATCCTGTTGAAGCGGTAGTTGTTCCCATCATTAAATTACCACTTGCATTCAAGGTCATTGCTTGGGTAAAGGATATAGCGTTACCTGCTGTTCCAGAAGGTGCTTGATACCAAATGTGTGCGCCACTTCCTTGAGAATAATAACTTGATGTACCAGTAGCAGCATATCTAAATGCGTTATCAAAATACCAATTCTGCCCAAATGTTGAAGTTCCACCTGCTGAAGTGTTAGCTGTAATAACAGTTCCACCTAATGCACCTATTTGTATTGCTCTAACACTTGAAACCCACGCACTCGGTGTAACTCCTAATCCTAAGTTGCCTGTTGAGGTTAGACGCATTCTTTCTGATATTCCTCCATTGTCATTTCTAACAAGAAAATACATATCTGAAATTTGAGTACTATTATTACCTGAAGTCCAAGATGACCTTCCAACTATACCTATACCACCTGCATTTTTTGAAGTCCCACCGCTATCTGTTTGTTGAAAAATTAATACAGGGTCATAACCGCCAACTTCTGTGTTCGTAATTGAAATAGCTAATGGTGTACCTCCTGTATAAGTTGAACCATTCCAATATGCACCAGAAGACCCACGAACATCTAATTTATAAGTTGGGGTAACACCTATTCCAATATTACCACTTGACTCTTGTATTACACTATTCCCTATTGTACTTGCACCTGTAAACTTAGGTAGGTAGTTTGTTGTACCTGTTCCTGTTACAGGGTTAGTTAAAGTTGAAGTAGAACCATCTGCCATTAAATATTGAGAAGATGTACCACCACTCTTAACTAAAGTAGTTGCGTTTAATGTACCTATAATAGTTGCAGCGTTACCACTACCGCTTGTTTTGTTTATATATAAACCTTCGCCATTACCGCCTTTTGTTATGTTTAAAGCTATTCCGCTACCGCTTGAATGATTAATAGCAAAAGTATCACTACCACCGCTTGATGCAAAAGATGCACTCGTTCCATTTAAATTGCTTGTAAATATATTATTAGTTCCATCAAATTGGTATCTTACGTTACCTGCTCCGTCTGCTAAGACAATGTTGTTTGACATTGTAGCAGTTCCAGCATAATAACCTACAATTGTATTATTAGAACCTGTTGTTATAGAACCTCCTGCACCATATCCTATTGCCGTATTATAAGTACCAGTTGTATGTAAAGTTAAAGCAGCAACTCCAATTGAAGTATTTTGACTACCAGTTGTATTTGCATTTAAAGAAGTATAACCAATTGCAATATTATTACTACCTATTGTATTTAGAGTTAAAGAATTTGCACCTAAAGCACTATTTTGAGTTCCTGTTATATTTTGCCCTAAAGAAACATAACCAACTGCTGTATTATTAGAAGAAGTAGTATTATTTGCTAAAGCATTACCACCAATTGCAATATTGTTTGAACCAGTAGTATTTAAATTTAAACTAATATTACCAATAGCTGTATTATTATTACCAGTTGTGTTTGAAAATAAACTTCTTGAACCAATAGATGTATTATAAGTACCTGTTGTATTTAAATTTAATGAAGCATAACCAACACCAACATTATCATAACCAATAGTATTAGAGTATAAAGTAGCATAACCAACTGCCGTATTTTCATAGCCTGTTGTATTTTGGTACAAACTACCAGCACCTATTCCTGTATTTGAACTACCTGTTGTATTGTTTTGTAATGAAATATGACCAAGAGCAGTATTTTGAGAACCAGTTGTATTAAATTGCAATGCTTGATTACCAATAGCAGTATTTTGATTACCATTATTTGTTTGCAATGAACTTTGACCAACTGCAACATTTGAACCACCTGTTGTGTTAGTATTTAAAGAATTTATTCCAATAGCTACATTTGATGCACCTGTTGTATTTGAACTTAAAGCGGTTGTTCCTAAAACAGTATTTGTACTTATTGAACCACCACCTCTACCAACTGTTAATCCATTTACTAAAATATCAAGTGAAAATGTCTTTGCACCGCTAATTGTTTGTGTTGTAGCTAAAGTTACATAAGCACTTAAATCACTTGTCAAAGCTAAAGTGCCATTTGCATCTGGAAATATGTATGTTCTAAATGTTGTTATAGAAGCAGAATCAAATTGTATTGCTTTAGTTGTTCCGAAACCTATTCCAAAACCATTTGTGCTAATTGAATATAATGTAGTAAATCCTGTTGTTGCAGTAGAACCACTTCCATATTGCTTAAAGCCAATATAATTACCATCAACTCCATTATCTATTTTAACATTATTTGCAAATGTCTTACTGCCACTAAATGTTTGACTACCTTCTAAAAGTGCTAAAGTACCAGATAGGTCTGGTAGAGTAAATGTTCTTTGTGTATTATTAGTTAAGCTATCAAATCTTAAAGCAAAGTTTTTGTAAGTTGACACACCTGTATAACCAAAAAAGTCAAATAAAACAGATGAAGAAGCAATACTTGAATATCCATTCCCTTTTGCTAAATATGTAGCATCTTGCTTAATGTTTAAAACACCACCTAAACCACTTGTTCCGTTAGCGTTTAAATATTTACTTGACAACTCATAAGCACCTAAATCCACATCAGCAGTTGCTCCAGTATAAGGAACTTTATTATTAAACGTACTCCAATCCGTTGAACTTAACTTACCTGTATTTGTAGCCGAAGCCACAGGTAGGTTAAAGGTATGAGTATCACCACTTGAAACAATGTTAAAGTTTGTTCCGCTTGTTCCTGTGGTTAAAAATTGTGATTGATCTGTTAAGTTATTTAAAGAAACCATCCCTTTAGATAAGGTAGTAACTACTTGACACAAATGTCCATTCTCGGTATGTAAAGTAACTGTTCTACCATCTACGTTTACATAGATTCTAATTGCCAATCTATCCGTTAAAGCTAAGGCAGCAGTAGCGACAGGAATAGCAAAATAGTAAGGTGCTATTATAGTTCCTTGATTAATATACTCTGGAACACCAACGCTACTACCTAATAAGGTAAAAGTTGTGCCATCGTACTTATAAAGTTCTGCATAGAAAAAAGGATTACCTGTATTGTTATTTACACTAAAATAAAACTCACAATTAAAGTTACCGCCAGGAATTGATAATACATCAGGGTCATTAGCATCAGTTAAGTAACTCGCCACATATCCGTTAGCCGATATAGCAATATCAGTTCCAGCACCTATTATTGGTTCTTTACTTAATTCTCTATAAGCAACCCCTCCTATTGTACCTTGACTTACACTTGAATTAAGATAGTAACTAACCGAACTACCACCACCTGTTGATGTTGGGAAATCCGCTAACGTACCATCCCCTCGTACATATTGAGAAGCAGCACCATCTAAAGCAGTTATTACACCACTATTAGCCACTACTGGACCTTGTATATCCCTAATCTTTGCTTCGCCTGATACTTGTAATTGTGAACTCATTTATATCTATTTTATCTATTTGAAAATTGCTCTAACAAACTCATCCGCCTCTAATGCTCTTGCAAAGGTAAGAACTCCTGTAGATGAGTTAAACGTTACATTCTCACCTGTTGGTGCACCTGATGTTAATATAGTTCTAACCTCTAAACCACCTCTTGTAACTGAAAGACAACTTGTACCAATTTGAGTAGAGAATGTGATTGTAGTTTCACCACCAAATGCAGTATATTGTTGCATAGTTACGTTACCACTTTCTATCACTACTCCAGTAGGTGTAACTTGTGTACCTGTAACTGTGTAAGGACCTGTACCTTGTAAAGACACACTATAAGTTGATGCACCTTCGACTGGACCACTCATATCTAAATTAACAATATTAGCAAGACCTGTAAAGACGCTATAACCTAAAGCTCCTGAACCAGTACCATTATCATTATCTATTTGAAACTTAACTATGATTTGTTCCTTAGTTTGTAGCTTATTAAGTAAGAATAAGTAAGAATAGTCACTAAGGGCTATGAAACCATCAGCAGAGATATTCCAGCTAATCTGAGAGCCTAAGAACTCTTTATATGATTCACTATTTGTAGTAGTTACTTCTACCTGATCTACACTTGTACTAAAAGTACAGTTAGTAGACGCACCAAATGGCACACCTACTGAAATATTAGTTGTAGTTATACCAGGATTAGTTGACTGAGTATATAAAGTTATCTGATTAGTTGTAGTACCTAAGTAGTTAACTTCTATAATGATTCTATCTGTAATAGCTAAAACAGTATTAGTTACTGTCATATTAGTATTATATACAATCTTACTTAAAGATGTAAGCGTAGTTTCATCTGAAGTAGCCAACAAAGTAGCTGTAGACCCTGCATATTTGTATAGCTTATATTGTACTTTAGCCCCTGCAAAGGCAGTAGCTATAGAATAATAAGCTGAGATACTCCAAGTACCAGCAGTTATTTCTGTAATACTAGGATCACTAGCATCTGTTATAAAAGAAGCTATTACCCCTGCTCCTGTTTTAGTAAAGTTAGTAGAAGTACCAATAATATCTTCAGTACTTAACTCTTTACAAGCAAAACCATTTACAGTTATTCCTTGATTAACAGAACCATTAAAATAATATTGTTTGTTTGAATCGTATTTGTATAATACTATATTAGTTCCATTTATTACTGATGCCATTATTTCCTAGTATTTAAGTTTTTAAATATATCTATCTCTATAGTTGTTCCATTGTAGTTAATCTTCTTTAGTACTGAATCTTGTACCCCTTGTTTTAAATCCCATTTAAAGGACTTTAATAAATATGTATAAGTATTAGTACCATCAAAAGAATATGTAAACTTGCTATCTAACCAATATCCTATGCTTTTAAACTGACCTTCTATTACTGTTTGAGTCTTTACTTGGTCAATACCAATGTCCTCAGCAACTAATGTAAATATCTCTTTTATTCCTGATGTATTTCTTCCAAATTGATTAGCAAATCCACTATTATTACTTGTAGTGTACATACCTACATAAGAAGAAGCTGCTACATCTTTAGGTTCATTTGCAGCTCTAGCTCCTGTGTCGTTATTTTTAAATATGTCATTATACATAAATCCTAAAGAATAGTTTTCTCCCTCTTCAGGCTTAAATTGAGAATCTATGCTACCAATTTCTCTATATGAATCATAATTATAAATCTGAGATGAAGGACCAGTATTCTGTACTAAGAAATAGTATAATTCTAAAAATGGATCTACCCCTGTTTCTAGTGGTCTTAAAACAACAACATCTATAGCACCATCAATTGGTACTAATATTTGCTTAGGGAATACTACAGGATAATCATTAAGATATGTTACAGTTGTCGTAAATTCCCCTGAATTATCTAAATATTGAGCAGCAGAATTATCAGAAGGTATAATCCTTACCCAATATCTAGCCGTACAATTATATTTATAATCTAACCATCTTACGTTTAAATAATCACCAATTTTAACATCATTATTAAATGACCTAAATGCCCTATTAGTTTCATTAGCGTTTGTGGTAGTATCTGTGGTATAAAGCCCACCATTAGTAGGATTAAGTTTACTTCCTATCATTCCTGTTTCAATCCAAGCGTCTGCATTGTTAACGCCTGACCAAGATAAGAACCATCCATTAGCAACAAGTTGCTTTACATTATAAATTGGACTAAATTGAGTATAAGATTTTTGTGCTCTATTAAAACTAACCATTAATGATTTACCAATTTGCTTAAAGTTATTAGTTGCATCTATAGTAAATGAAATAGTATTATCTACTGTTTGTGTAGATTGATAAACTCCTGAACTATTATAAACATAATAAGCAATGCTATTTTCCCTAGTCAAAGCACCATAACAGGTTAAATACCACTTATCTTCCTTGTAAAAGCATTCCCAACCAAATCTATTACATATATATTCCAATATGTCATAGTAGTTTAAATACTCTCCATATTGTTCCATTAAGTAGTTCTTCTTTAGATACATATTTTCTATGTTCCTTGAAGGTATGTTTGCTGTTTTATAGTATTCATTAATCCAAACGTCAAAAGTAAATTCAGTCTTAGTGAAACACTCAATAATCAAGTCTTTTAAACTTATTTGATCCTCTGAATTAAAACCAATACCGTTTGTTATATTGAAGTAATATCTTTTATTCTTAGTCCTAGCTAAACCATCAACAAAGGATAATGACAAAGCATTAAGGTTTACAGGAGAATACTGTACGCTATCTACAGGTATGAAAAACCCTCTCCAAATTACAGTACCCCATGTATAAGAACCATTATAAGTTCCTTTGGTGACAACTATCATGTAGTCATTATCATCAGCAGTAAAGAAATCTTGTAATAACTCAGCATAATTAGTGCTTTGAAATTCGTTCTTTACTATTTCTAAGGTAGCTCTAGTAGCTAACATTGGTGTATATGCATTACCTTCTGTATCTATAGTTTCTATAACAAAAGGACTATTAGACGCAGTTAATGGATATACAGTTGCACTAGAATAGCCGTCTTTGTAAATCTGAGCCCTATAGGTGACGTTTGTATCACCAGGCTTGGCATATACATCATCAAATATAATCTCGTATTTTGGGTTTATAAATGCCATTAGAAAGTATTATTATTTGTTCTACTTGTTCTATTTAAAAGTACTAATAAATCATTGCCACTGACTTGTGCTATTAATTGTTGTTGACCTATAGATGCTGTATCTGTAGTTATACTTTCAGAAGCATCAGGTGTACTTGCAGGTACTGCTGTACTAGAACCAAACAATGCACCACCTAGTCCCATTCCTTGACCAATTAAGTTACCAAACATTACGCCTATTTGTGAAAAATCAACTAAACCTGCAATAGCTAATAATGTTACAACAATCGCAGCGGCTATAGCTACTTTAGCTAATTTTTTTATAAGATCTTTAAATGCTGTACTTAAAACATCTCCAAGACTTGCTCCTTTTTCTAATAACATATCGATAGCTGGTCCAAGAGCATTCATCATTCCTATTCCAATTTTCATTAAATACTCTTGAGTTTCTTTAGCCATCTTCTGCATTTCTTTAAATTTCTCTCTGCTAGAATTAAAGAAATTTTCTAATACCATTTTCCCTGCTTCAAATCTGTTTTTATCAAATACAGGTTTTGTTACAGGCTCGGTTATTACCTCAATATCACCACCAATATTTTGTTGTACTTGTGCTAACTTTTGTTGAAGTAACAATTCCCCTCTAAGCTGTATAAGTTCTTGTAGCTTTTTTATAGCTTCATCTGTTTTTTGACCAGATAAAGAATCAATAGCGGTATTTAAGGCTTTTATTTGACCTTCTAAATAATCTAATTCAGACATTTGTCTAAACTCTAAAAACAAAACAGATAATTTTTTAATCTCTTCGTTAAAACTGTTCATAGTTTTAGCAAAATCACTTATTGTAACTTCTGCACCCTTACTTTCTGTTTTAAACAAACTAAACAAATCTATTGTTTCCTTTTTTGTTTCAGCAAATGCAAATTTAAAAGTTTTAGCAAACGATTCTGCTGTTCCTTTTGATTGAGCTTTAATAACATTAGCCATATCCTGGCTAAATAAACCTATCATAGCAGCTTTAAAATTATCTACTACAGTGAATATATGTATTAAAACATCTACAATTAAATTAGATGCCCTTTTAAGTATATCGACTAAAGCAGTTCCTAATCCTTCCCAATCTCCTTTAAGTATTGATACTATTGCTTTAAACAAACCTGCTACTATTTGCCCTACATTTCTAGTTATGCTTATTACTAATCCCCATGCTGATTTATATGATTCAGAAAGAAATTCGCCAAACATTTTCCATAATTCAGTCAAAGAACTTACTATTGATTCAAATACAGGTTTAAGTTCTGAATACAAAGCCGAAGCTGCACCATTAATAAATTCTTTAAAACTATCATACATAGCTTTTGTACTCTTTGACATTTTATCGCCTTGTAATACAAAGAATGTCATAGCTGCCGTAACAGCAGATATGGCTAAATAAAGAAGTCCCATACCTTGAACTAAGGCTGGGATGTTATTTTGAATACCTCTAAAACCATAAGGTAAATCCTGTAGAATCAAAGAGATGCTCATTAATCCCTTATTGAACTTTTTGGATGATCCGTCAAACTGCTTCATTGCATTAGCAGATTGCTTAATATTGCCTTCTAAAACTTCAAAGTTTTTGCCTAATCTTCCTAATTCTCTATTTATAATTTCAGATACAATCTTAAACTCTTCAGCATTTGCTTGTATCTTAATTTTAATTGTTTCATCTACTGCCATTATCCTATAGGTTTGATATTATTATACTTTTTTAATACTTCTTGTAATTCATCATTACTCATCACTCTTTGCTTCACAAAGTTACGATTATCGCAGTCAAGTTGTAAAATGTCAGTAGGCTTTATCTTTTTGCCTTTACCCAAGTGAATATTTATCAATAAAGTAGTCTGCCATCTTAACTTAATCCAGTCTTGTTCCTCTTGATGTCTTTTACCATACCACAAAAAATCTAACTCAGCCATCGTCATATCCCAAAACAAATGGGGAAGCACTTGGCACTCCCCCATTGAAAATCTCTCAATATCAATCCACTCTAATTTTTTTTTACATCAGAGTTTTTACCTTTCTTGGTTTCTGGCTTATCTAAACCACTTACCATACTGTCAGATAATGCTTTAAAGATATCTTGCAGCTTTTCACTAGCAATACCTCCCATATCATCAATCCAATCACATACATCTAAGTCTGTGAACTTAGGAGTAATACCCTCTTTGTATAAAGGATATTCTGCTGCTGATTTCAACAAGTTAACGATAGCGTCTAATGTGCCATCTCCGCTTAAAGCATCTCCTATTTCAGATGGACCAATTCCTTGAAGTTGACAGAATCTTTTTAAAGACCATGTGCAAAACCTCATAGGTATCTTAGTCCCATCGCTTAGGGATAGTTCGTAATGTCCTCTCATATTTTGGTGTTTTTGGTGTTATTATGCGTTAGTAGCCTGAGTTAATTGACCTTGTCCTGTAAAAGAAGCAGAATAAGTTACTGGAGATTCCATATCAGCAGTAATATCTAAGCTTTCTACAAATGCAGAACCAGACCAAATTAAGTCACCTACGATTGGAGTGCTACCGTTAACTGTTGTAAACTTAACTGTAACTACACCTCTACCGTTTAAAGCAGAGAAAATATCTCCTACTACATAGTTTGTACCTGTTGGTTCAACTGTAGTAAGACCATCTGTAGTTAAAGACCAAGAACGCAAACCTGCGATTTGATCAGCCCATCCGCCACTTGATTTAGTTGTTGCATCTGGTAAGTCAGCACTTACTGATAAAGAGCAAGATGTAGAGTGAGCTACTACTTCAGTACCTACCAATACTACCAAGTTTGTACCATTAAAAATTCCTGTTGTTGGCATTTTATTTTATTTTAATTTTTTATAATATTTGAGTTACAAAATGTTCGAATACAATGACTCTTTTAAACACATAAGCCTCATCCACATAATCAAAGGTAGCTTCATTAGATGACATCCTACGAGTGACTATTTTAAAGTCAGGAGAAGCACTTGGGTAATCTGGCACATTAACGCCTATGATCACTAATAATTCATTAGCCCACTGGTCTACCGATTTCTGCCCTACTTCACCTGACTTAAATGTTCTATAGACAATATCAAATTGAATAGTAACGTCAAAGTTATAACTCTGTTTATCACTATTCTCAATTGATGTTTGACTACTAATGATTAAGAACGGAGGCTCTACGGTATCAGGTGCAATAGTATCGTAAACACCCAAAGAAAAACTTTGTGATGCTAACTTATCTACATAAGCCTTTCGTATAGCATATCCGCAATCTTTCATTAAGCTTCTGTTTCTTCTTTTACTTCCTCAGGATTTTGTTCTTGAGCAAGTTTTGATAAGAACTGAGTTAAAGGCAAACCATACTTAGTTGGCAATTCTTGGATGAACGCATCTAATTGTTTTACCTGCTCTTCGTTTAGTGTAATTGTCATGGTATTGATTTTGTACAAATTTAGCGAAATATATTTATATCTTAAATTCCTTTATAGTATATAAAAGTTGACTATACCTCTTATCAAAAGCTGTCATCAAAAATGGTCTAGTAGCTTGATTTGTGAACTTTTTAGGACCTTGTTTAATATATTGCCTAGCAAACTTGCTTTGTTCACCTGGACTTATATTCACTAAAGGTGGTAGATTTATCTGAAATCTAGTACCAAATTCAACATAAGGAGCATATTTAACAGATTTATTACCTGCGCTAACATAGCCAGATAAGGTCTTTTTATCAACCTTTCTATGAGTTATGCTTCTTTGAAGAGCACCTGTTTTTACCTTTACAGTAGATTTAGCATCTTGTTGTATATTAACCAAAGTTTGATTAATTGATTGAGCTATATGCCTATCAAGCCTTTCATTAACATTGCTAAATTTCTTTTGCAATGATTCTAAGCCAGTTATTCCTATGCTAAATGCTGCCATTATTTAAGAGTTGAACAGCCTATTAAAAAATACTTATTACGATCTTGTTCGTTAATAACAGAGTTTATTACATATAATCTATTTTGAAAGCTGATTACCAACTTCTTATCAAAAACTTTAGATGTTGTATATCTTATTCTAAATGTTATATCTGTAGCAAAGCCATCTGTTCCTGCTATATTTGTTCTTGATTCGCTATCTCTTGCAATTTCAGCCCAACAAGTATAATAGTCTACAAGTGTATTTACAAATCCACCTGCACTATCAGATACGCTAGTTTTACTTTGGAAAGTAATCCTATTCATTAATCTTCCTATCATTAGATAATAACGTTTATGCGTTTAAATGGCTTCATAAGCTCGTATGCGGTCATCAAATTAGCTGAAGGCTTAGTTGCCTCAACTGATGACTCTCTGTACTCATATAGGTCTGAAACCATCTTTAAAAGGGCAGTCTTCATTGTTGTAGGAGTAGTAACGTAACCACAAGTATAAGTGAACCTAAACTCATTATCAAAAATGCTAGTCATGTAGACCTTTTTAGTGGTTTCACCAAGTACCTGGTAATCCCCAACAGACATAGCTACCCAGTTTGTGCTATCCCAATACTCTACAAGAGATATTACATTAGTAGGCACATAAGGTAGTTCTATAAAGCTATCTACATAAGCTACAACTCTTAAAGTTCTAGGAGTCATTGCAACTCCTGCATATTGCTCAAGTCTTGTTTGAGCTGTATTGATTAAAGATGTAATTAGAGAATCATCTTCGCTGTAATCTACTCTAAGGTAATTTTTAGCTTCCGCTAAAGTAACGACTGTGGCTGTAGGTGCTACTGTGGTCGTTATATCTCTTACTATTTGCATTATGCCATTGTTTTTACAAAAATAACTAAAATATAGCGGACATAAAAAAGGAGGCAGTTTGCGGCTGCCCCCTTGTATTTTAGATTAATCTAAGATTATCCTACGTTACCGAAATCACCATATACAAACGCACTGTTGTAGTAGATAGGGAATGCGATACGAGCTTCAACTCTTACAGTAATCAAGTTCTTTTGGAAGTTGTCGCTATCCATTTCAGAGAACTGAACAGAGATACCTTGATTTTGCATGATTTGAGCACCCATTGACCAGTCACCTACCAAGAACTTATCAGCAGCGATTGCTGTAGATTGGAATACTGGGATACCAGCGATAGAAACACTACCGTCAGTAGTAACAACTGTAGAACCTGGAAGGCTATAAGCAGCGTTAGTATTCTTTGTATTCATGATAGCAGCCCAATCAGTTGGGTTAATCAAGATACCATTAGCACTGTAGTTACCAGCAGAAACTTGTGCAATAGCTTGTACTAATTGCTCAACGTCAACTGTAGCAGCACCACTGAAAGCAGCAGCATTTACAGTCAAACCAGTTAAGTTAGGAGCAGTACCATTACCATTCAATAACTGAGCATCTTCAGCTAATAAATACTTCTCTAACAAACGAGCTTGTAAGAAAGAAGTCATAGCAGGAACATCATCCAACATTTGACGAGAGATTCTTACATAACCAGCGATGTACTGTGCAGGAGCATCAGTCATAGTGATATCAAAATCGATTTGAGATTTTGCAGAACCTTGTACTTGTGGAGCTGCATCACCTTCACCACCTGTTTCCTTAGGGAAAGTGAATAAACCTGTAGAAATAGTTCCTACTGGTAATAAGCTTCTCAAATGCACCTTACGAGAAGGAAGAGCATATACTTGAGGAGCATATTGTCTTTGGATGTCACCAGTTAAGTTAACTGCTTCTGTCATGTTACCTACTGCCTTAGTGTCTAAAACAAAACCTGAACGCTTTGCTTCACCACGACCTAATTTTGCGATACTGTCAGCATTCTTTTCGATTGCTTCAGCAAGAGTTGCATTGAACCCTTTTACTTGATTTTCACTCATTGTCTTACGATTGTTTTTTGCCTCTAATTTGTCAGCAGCATCTTTTACTACAGCAACTTGAGATTTTAATTCTTCTAATTCTGATTTTAAACTGTCTACCGCTACTGCGTTATCAGCTTTTAATGTTTCGATAGCACCGTTTACTTCGGTTTTAACGCCTTCGAAAGCACTTTTGATTTCTTCTACCATTAGTTGAAAATTTTAAATGATTTTAAATAATTGTTCATCTCGATTTGCATGGAAATCATCGGGTCTTCCTCTTCTACCAATGCTTCTACTTCAGGAGATACGAAATCTTCATCCATAGGTTTTTGCGGTTGTTCTTCAAGGTCGACTGACTCTTCATCTTCCATCTCAGCAAGATATTGTTGTAATTGTTTAAGTTTAAGTTCCAACAATTCAAATGTTTCATCAGTAAAGTGACCGTTTCTTAAAGACTTGATAGTTTTACCCATCTCATCTACAAGAACAGACTTTATTTGACTCTTCACTCCTACTGTTGGTGTATTTGCGTTTGCACCCCACAATACTGAACTACCCTCAAACAATTTAATTTCATTGATTTCGTTATAGCCTGACTTCGCTTGTGACTTGATAGTCTGAAAGCCTATGCTATGTTCTGTGATATGACCTTCTTTATACAACTCATAAGTATCGTTACCTAATGTTGTATTAGGCATCTTTACTCTAGCCTTTAGACCAAATCCATCTTCCATCATCTCGAATGGTTT